AATGCGGGACTTGTCTTCAACAGTGTCTTCGACAACCAAGGTATTCTAGCGACACCAAACGACAAAGATAATCCATTTGTGCAAAAGCATGAGGATTTTCATGTAGCGATTGCATCCAATACTTGGGGCGATGGAAATGACTTCGACTATGCGGGAAGAGGGCAACTAGACGGTGCAACCTTAGACAGAATGCAAGCGGTCAAGGTTTTTGTCGACTATGACAAGAACATTGAGAGAGCATTGGCGGGCAATTTTACAAGCATGGCTGAATGCCTATGGAGCCTTCGAGACAGATGTAACAAGAACCATGTACGAAGGATTGTCAGTACACGACTTTTTATTGACGGCCAAAAATGGATGCTAGCAGGCAAAACCAATAAACAGTTGCTCGACATAATAACCACTGGTTGGACAAAAGAAGAACTCGATAAAATCAATTACACCGAACTTAAAAGGGAGTATAAATAATGGACGAACTTTACAGAAAAATACTAAAACCCAAAATTATCAATGATGAATTTGAGGGTAAGCATGCGGTTATTCATATGCCTGATATGCGAACAATGCTCAAGTGCATATATTCCAATGAGATATTTTGGTATGACCAAGGTAACGAGGGGTCTGATAGAGAGAGGTGGACGTATGGAACTAGCATTGTGGGTCGCGAAAACCTACACAGAGCGCTTGTAGTCGGCAAAACATCAGATAAAATGATAAAATTGTACAGGAAATTGCGAACCGAGATGGAGATGGATGCTAGAATATCCAAATTTGTCGGAAGTGGACTTTCATGCAAACGTAAGCGCGTGGTCAGGGACGATGGCGATGACCTTAGCATGGCTAGGTTGATGGGCGGGCAAGACCAATACTGGTCTACTACCGAGAGGAAGTCTCAACGCTCAAACATCAGGATAGGCATGAACCTTGGCATAGCACATACCCACAGAGAGAAGGATTTTGCTAGGCTTGGAGCCACGCTAGCACTGATTAGTGACGTCCTTACTAAAATGGGTTATGCCGTAGAAGTTATGGCATATAATTTTGTCAGGTACAGTGGAGAAAACAATTGGAAATACTTTGGAATGTCAATACCAATTAAAATGCCTAACGAGCCATTAGATATACATAGGCTCATGAGTGCGGGGTTACAAGGGTTATTCAGGGATTATTGTTTCGGATTAATGGATAAAGAGTACGAGTTTTATAGTGGCATGGGTACACAGTGCGAGACTACTGATACATACAAAAAAGAACTGAACTTGCTACATGTCGTAGAGCAAAGGTTTTGCAAAACGACAGAGCAAGCCGTAGACGGACTAGCACAAACACTTCAAAAACTAGCAGATAAACCAAATTGGTTTAAGGGGTAATATGGACGAATATACACTAAGGGAAATAAAAAGCGTTGGTATTGACCATACCAAACTAACAGAAAAACAGATATATATAATTGCGATACCAATTATAGCGCCTGAAAATTATTATCAAGATGGAGAAATATCGCATGAAACCGCAAATTATCTACATAGTCAGCGACTTATCCAGTGTGGTATAATTGGCGAAACATACAAAAAGGCAATGAAACTTGCCGAGTAAAAACAGGGGTAATAACATGACAGTAATTAGAACTGAAAACTTTGTTGTGTGCGACTTTTGCAACGAAGGCGCAGATTCATACGGTGGTGTACTCGTAGGGAGTACCGCTATATGCGGAAATTGTAGCGAAAAAAACGGTTTCACTAGCGAGGGCATACCTAACCAAGCCTATGAATTTAAAGATGAAATATCAAAGTATTTTGATAATGACAAAACTTTTCAAGAAAACGTCGAAGAGTACAGGCTTGAGCAATACGGAACCAAAGATGCCGTAACCATAATTTATTAGTTATTACTGAAACTTTAGTGAAAGTAATAACTAATAAAAAAGGAGTAAAAATTCGCCAAAATAATGTTCGATGAAGAAGTAATAAGAAACTTGGAAAAAATGATACCGCTTATTAAAAGCATGAAAACCGCATTCGACCATGTTCGTGGGGATGTTGAAGCGCGAGAAATCATGGTAGAAACCTTAAATCGAGCAATCGAAATAATAAACACAAAGGAAAATAAATGAATATATTTGCTTTAGACGTGTCTCCTGTTACCTCTGCTGAAATTCAGCACGACAAACACGTTGTAAAAATGATTCTAGAATCCGCACAAATGCTATGTTCTGTATTTGACAACGAAAAATATGATGACATACCATATAAACGTACTCACTACAACCACCCCTGTACTGTATGGACTCGTACTGGCATACACAATTTTAACTGGCTTGTGGTGCATGGTACAGCGCTTTGCCATGAATACACTCACAGATTCAAAAAAGTTCATAAATCTCAGGATGTTATTCGTTGGTGCATTGATAACAAAGACAGGCTTGATATTCCAAACATCAGAACTCCATTTGCTCAAGCCATGCCTGACGAGTACAAGCATCCTAATAATCACGCTAAAGCATACATGGATTACTACATAGCAACTAAGCTAGCTAGCAATCCAAAATGGACAAACAGAGACGTTCCAGTGCAATTTAGAAACCATATTAATTAATTATTGTTTGTTTTTTTGTGAAAACAATAATTAATTAAATAAAGGGAGAAAGCCATGATGGACATAAAAAAACTTATCGACCTGTCACAAATTGATGACAAAAAAACTAAAGACCTGATTCATGAGGCAATGTCGGTGGTGTCGAACACAATACTAAGTTCAATTGTGAGCATTATCCGCAAAAAATCACTCAGGAAAATTGACAGGGATACACGACTAGAGATTGCAAGCAAGGTTACGGCAGATATTAACGATATTATTATACCACTACATAAGATGATTGACGGTATGCCGTTAGAAGAAGACGAATTTAGGTTTGATGGTACAGAATTTGCGAGGGCAATGAAAGCAATATCTGAAGACCTAAGCATGATTGTAACAACGACAGAAAAGGATGGTCGACAACATATTCAGGCATCAGTGGGTAAGAAACTTGAGATAGACAAGTCAAAACTAGACGACGAGACCCTAGAAAAACTAGAAAAAATGGCGCTAGCAACAGAAGTTGCCAAAGCTTAACAAAAAAACAGGAGCAAACACAGTGGGATACACACATTATTGGAAAAATAAACCATCATTCAGCAAAAACAACGCGTCTTGGAAGAATTTTATACAGGATGCAGAGGATATACTCTTAATAACGGAGTCTCTTCAGCTAGTTCGCGCCGAATATGACCAATTTGAAATGATACCTGAGGTTGGAGAAAACCGAATCAAATTCAACGGAATAGGAGAGGATGGTCACGAAACCTTTATAATAAATAGGAAAAATGACGATGATTTTGAATTTTGCAAAACAGCGGGAAAGCCATACGACAAGATAGTAACCGCTATACTTGCTCTAGGTAAGCATCATTCGGTCATACCTGATATTTCATCAGATGGAAATGCTGACGATTGGAATGAAGGTGTTGATTATGCTAGCAAGGTTCTTGGCAAGAAAATTGCCCACCCATTTAACCCACAACATAAACACAAAAAAACAACAGGAGAAAACATGGTACTACATGAAATACCTTTAAGCGAAACAACAAAAATCCTTGTAACCAAGGACACGATTAACGAAAAGACATTTGGTCAGGTTCGTGTATGGACAAAACCAAAAAATAACGATGATTATGTTCCCACTAAAAAAGGCATAGCATTTGACCTCTCTAAAACAGGAGATATTGTTAAGGGCCTACTTACCCTTGAAGACCAAGAAGGTGGCGAGGCTTAGACATTGAAGATTGTCTTGATAAAACGGCAGACCGCAGGGATGCGTAAATTCCATTCTAGCGATAAAAACACCTGACATGTCTTGGGTCTCACAGGGGGGGGCGGTTTCATGGTTATCCGCCCCCTCGCTAATCAAAAAAGGAATAAAAATGTTTAAAAAATTAGAAAATGCGGTATATACACTTAAAATTATTATGAAAAACAGGGAAAGAGTTGAAGATTTAATAAATAGGAATCTTCATGACATTCAAAACGACCTTGATTCAGACTATGGAAATGGGAAGTCGTTCGACGTTGACTCTTGGGAAACGGAAAACGATAGCGAAATAATATCCTATGACATAGGTTATATGAATGCTATGAAATATGTATTGCAAATAATGAGGGGAGAAAAATGAAAAATAATAATGTAGAATGGATACACCCAGACAATAACCTAGGTAATATGTTTATAGATATTACAGATGAAGATGCTTATGAGATTATCGAAGGAAGGAACTTTAATTGGTGTTTTCCTGTGTATGGTACAAATAAGAATGGTGTTAAAACAATAGTTGGAAATGTAAATATTAACATAGGAGATATTAACTCAGAGGAGGAGGAATAGTAATAATGATACTAAAAATAAAAAATAAAGACGAGATAATAACTAGGCTCATCGAAAAGTTTCATCAAAAAAGTCGTGCTAGCACAGAAGAGGCTAAGGCGGTTGTTCATGGAGAAATAACATCTTTAATGTGGTGCATAGGTTTTATGTCCCCCGCTGAAAGGATTGAGGAAAAAGAGAGAACAGACGAAGAGTTTGTTAGGTCAATTGATAAATTAACAAAAAACAGTGAGGGTGGAGAATGAAGACTATATACACCTTTACAGTAAAAGCCTGTTTTCTATACAAAATAAAAGCAGATACAGAAAAAGAGGCTAGGAAGATTCTAGAGGAGCAAGGCGGTATTGATATAGATGGAAAACTTATTATGACCGAGAGTTATAAAGATGCTCATCTACTAGCAACGGAGAAAAATAACAGATGAAATGCAACATATGTAATAAACACAAGGCGAAAATAAAAGATTATCGCTTTATTGATAGCGTCGGACTTCAAGGTAGCGTGCTAGCTTGCAAACTTTGCTTTAATTTAAGCGACGTTGCTATCGTTGATATAAAAAAGAATAACCTAGACCCAAGAATATTTTTTGAGGAGAAATAAAAATAACATGAAAGAAATAATAACAGAAGAGAAATTCAAATCATATACTAGGGTGCAGAAAATAGGCCTGTATAACATGCTAGACCCAAGGGCGCAAGCAATGACAGGCTTAAATGACTATGAATATGGCGAAATAATTTCTAATTATGATAAATACTATAATAAATACTACAAGGAGAATAAATCATGAATAATGGGTTTGTTAATATTGCAGAAAAAATGTTATTTGGTAGGCGCATTACTGGCATAAAATATATGTCAACCAAAGAGGCTGATGAGTTCGGTTGGTATAAGCGCCCAATAATAATTATTCTTGATGATGGTACGGAAATATACCCACAGATGGATGACGAAGGTAACGACGGTGGTGCGCTAGCTATTTACAATTCGGAGAAAAAAGGTCAATCCTTTTTTAGTGTTATGCCAACTCTTTCTCTTGGAGAGGAAAATGTAGATTATAAAATGGAAGTATTCACAGACAAAGAACCCACGCTAGAAACTCTTCAGGGCAGTGTCGGTGGTTATATACAGGTGGTGACATCTAAAGATGGAAAGGCGGATATTATTATGGATGAGGATGGTAAGAATAAAGGTAAGGGTATTAATTATCTTGCCACTGAAATGTGGCTAGGTAGAGATAGAAGTAAATGGGGTGATGTAATTGTGGGTGATGTTGCCGTATGCATGAAAAAAGCTAGATTGAAATAGAATATAAATAGAAAGGGGAGTTAGCACCCTCCCCTTTCACAACCAACAACTACCACGCGAACATGGAGAGAAACCATAGGCAAGGTGGGTTGTTATTATAATTTAATTAATTACTACACTAACTAGCCAATACATTCTTTATATCACTAATTGTGGGATATATTTTTTTATCAGCGTCTTCTTTGGATAGGATAAATTTTCGAGATTCATCTTTTTCCTTATTCCACTCTTCCTCTTTATCCATCACACCCAATGGTGAAAACTTATAGCTAATATTAGCAGGTACGTCGTTCCAGTGGCGTAGTTCTAGCGCAAGCTTTTCTATTTCTTTAAACGCCTTGCCCTTTCCTATTTTACCTTTTCTAGCATACCCAACTATGGATATTATTCCATCTGTTATTGAATAAACCTTACTTGCGCTATTTTTTAGGTGCGCCCCTAGGTGGTCTCTTTGTTCTTTGTAGTCTTTTTTAAGCATCGTCAACCTTTTTCTCTATTCTATGAAGTCTCCATAATTGACTGAGTTGCAAAGCTAGCATCATCAACATTGTGAACTCCCAATAGGGGAAATATTCGGTGCTAAAAAGCACCTCCCAATAATGTCTCATTTTTTTCCTTTTTTTTTATTCGTTTTCTGGTTTTATACCTAAACAAGCTTCAACATTTTCTTGAGTACCGTCTGTTTCTACTATTTTAATCTCTGGATTGCAATTACATAAATCTGCATTACGACCTTTTTTAGTGTTTGATTTGCACCATTTATCATGAAATACTTGCATTACATTTATGGTATTTGGATTTAGGTTTATTTCTTTCATTTCTTACCCCTTATGTGAGTGGCTGGTGGTGCTAGAAATTTTACCAGCCCGTTCTTTATTTTTGTAAAAAATAAGTCTTCCTTACCGCGAAAGTTATTTGCTATGTTTTTCTTTTTTCTAGGCATCGTCGCCCCCCATTATTTCTTTTATATATTTTTTGTACAATTCTAGTAACATAAGAATCATAAACAAACCCAAGCACCAAATGACAATTGTGGAACCTAATAAAAATAGGTTAATTATCCAATCTGCTAAGTCCATTACTATCATAATTACCTCTCTTTTTTGTAAGTATAGGCGCACATGGGAGATTGCTGATGCGGAGCAACTAGGTTACTTGTAGTTATGGGCAACCTAGGAGACATGCGCGCCTTTAATTTTTTTACAAAGCATACAAACTTTTCTTTCTTTTTTATATGTAGGAAAATCTTTGTAATGATTAATATTTTTTTGCATATGGTCTGTTTCCCAACATCTATTACAACTTTCACAATATTTTATTGCCTTATCTGCTTTTTTACCGTCATAGGAAACTTTTTTCCTTCTTTTTACAGGGACTCGTTTTGTCATCCTCTTTTCTTAAAATCTTCTTTTAGAAAATATTTTATCAAAAAAGAGAGCATACGACGCCAACCGTACTTTCACAATTAACGAGTCCCCATAGAATTAAGCATATTCCCAAATGCTTTTTCAAATTCTTTTTTCTCTTCAGAATTTTGTGTGCTAGAAATCTTCGCTGCGGGCCTGCTGCCTACGGCAGAACGCTGAGCTAGAACAGATGATTTTGTCTCTAATATTCCATCTCCACACGGACAAAGCTTATCATTTACACCTAGGTCTTTTTCTGTTGTTGTCTCCTCACCGCATTCTATACATATCCAGTCATAAGATTTTTTGACAGTCAAGTTTTCAATAACTTTTGTTCCGCTTATTAGCTCATCTTCATACCTCTCTTGATTTAACCAAGTGCTTGCCATAGGTATAAATTCAGATTCCGTACCCGCTTTTTTCCATTGCCTAATGTATGACTTTAAGCCATTCATTATAGTTTCTTTTTCTATGCCACTATTTCTAAGTTTCCAATACTTATCCTTTGCCCTTTTTTTATTATCTTTCCTAGGATAAGCAACCCAAAATTCATTTTCAAATTCATCATAGTAAAGCTTTTCTTTAACATTCCTTTTCTTCTTAACTTCTACTTCTACTTCTTTATTGGATGGCCTTGCTATAGCCTTGCCATCCCAACGCGCTTTTGCACCTTTTTTACCATTACTGGACATCCTTTCTCTATAGCTAATCATGTTGTTTCTTTCGGATTCAAGTCTTCTGTTGTATATGCGACCGTTCTCCTCATAAAAACAATGCTTAATTAAGTTCCAATCATCCTCAAAATTTGGATGCTGACCACACAAAACTTTAAGAGTTTTCATGTCTGATGGCAAGCTACCCTCAATCCACTCCATTGCTAGCAATGTAATATAGATTCCTCTTTGTGCCATAGTCATTATTTGCACGTTTAAGTCTGATAAAAAATCCCCCGCATAGAATTGAAAAGCGGGCGCCTTGTTTATTTTGTTTCGCATTTATTCTCCCTTGGTTACTATCTCTTGTTTTTTCACAGAAAAATGTTCTATCTTAGGCCATTTTCTAGTAATAAAGATATTATCTCCATTTACAGATGATATTTTACCGCTAATATATATGGTATCTCCATCAATATTAACAGTTTTTGCCGTAACTGTATCTCCTAAGTTAAAGCTTTTCTTTAATGGCATTTTCTATCTCGTTCATTCTTCCGTTATAATAATCTCTCTCGTCCTCTTCTCTTTCTCTAGCACTGCTTTTGTACTCATCTGAATTTTCAAGTAAATAATCCCTATCTACTATCAGAGCAACGAACTCTTTGTATGGTAATATAGCGTAAATTTCACCTCTATCCTCTTTAACTACCTGTAAATCAACAACGCTAGGGTCAGGCTTTATCCAGTTCGCTATCTTTTTTCTTACCTTGCACTGTATTCTCCATTTTTTTGCTCTTGAATCTATTATAACATCCACTTCTTTATTTTCTCCTAGCGCCCTACCATCGCTTCCGTACGCTCGTTCTGAAGTTAGGCCAACATCTTTAGCTGTATTGACAACTTCACGTTCAAATCTATTCCCTTTTTGTTTACTCCTACTTGGCATTATACATCCAAAACAAGAGAAGGGATAGGCAAAAGGCAAAGCCTACCCCTTCGAGAGAGAACCATGAACTAATCAAGAGATAGCTCATAGTTTACACCAATATCCACATTGCCTAAGTATCTGTACTTTGCGAAAGTTGAAACCTTTCCAGTTCTCGCATTTTTATGTACAGCCATAGTCTTGCTAATGCTATGCCCATCTTTTTTAAGCCTATGTATTATATCTGCAAGTCTTGTTATGCCAAATTCCTGTATTGCATACCAAGATGTTATTTTTCTATTTTGTTTTAGATAGTCAAGAATAATATCTTTTTGTGAAGATTTTCTAGAAAGGTAGGTCATCATCATCTCCTTCAATTTTCTTTGCGAAATCATCCATCAACTCCCTACCTTCTTGTAATTGGTCTTCTAATTTAGGACTTGTTTTGGAATCATCCATAACCACCCAACCTTTTTTAGTTTCCTCGTCGGTTTCCTTTGTGCTAGCACCTTCAGTCATCCGAGCTACAAGCTCTGCGTTAGCCATAGTTCTCCAATTAGCATTATCGCTCTTTTCAATAATCCAACCTATGTAATCTTCAGGTACGTCTTTCCAAGGTGTTCCTTTGTGTTTACCAAAAGGTATTCCTGAACTTCTTGATTCTTCGTTCCATTCGTCTGACACTTGCTGAACTTCCTTACTTGGTTGTTTACTTAGTGATGGTGAGTTAACAATTGTCTTATGCTCTCTATTGTCCATACTATCAGCATCTTCTGTGTCATCAATGGCGAATAATCCATTTAATGCATACTTCCTAGCATACGATGAAGTAGCGCCTGTAATTTGACTATCATCCATTCCTTTTTTCTGAACTGACTCTCTCGCCCATCCTGTGGTAACTATTGATTCGTTGCCGTCGCTAAATGTAGCAGTTGCCTTAATATAATTAAAATCATTAACACAAACTATTTCATCACTGACGGTTACATAGCACCCATTATCTTTAAGTATAGATTTTAACCCCTCAAAAATATCTGCTAAATTTCTATAATTATACTTTCCAAAGTCGTTCCTATGCCCCTTCCCAACTTTTAGTCGGGTCTGAACATCGTTTAGTTTTTCAACTATACTTTGTTGTTTCATCTTCTCTCCTTGTTATTGGTTGTTTTGTACGAAAAGGTTGTTTCGGTTCTTTCCGAATATCCTTTTGGAATATCTCCGCTAGTGTTAATGTAGCTAAGTATCTCTTTCTTGTCGGGTTGTTCCGTTACTCTAGTGGGGATATTATTATCATAGCAGAACTTTATTAGCTCTTTCGTGTCTCCAAACTCCCTACTTGTCCTAGTTGTCATCTTAAGGGTTCCATTGGGCATCTTAATGGTTTTTTTACCAGTTCTTTGCAATTCGCCTTGCATAAAAGTTGCTAGTAAGTTGTTCCTGTATGATATTTGCTTGTTTATAGAATCTATTCTTCTATCGTAGAACTCCTTAGATTCTATCTGTTTTTGTTTTACATCCTCAATTTCGTTTTCAAGCTGACCTAATTTCCATAAAATTTGGTCAACATGAGCGTCTATTATATCAGAGGTTTGCTCTTCGCCGTGAAGCTCGTCTAGCTTCATATTATCATCACTCATCTTTCATCTTCTCCTTGAGCATTTTAAGCTCTTCCTCTAGGTATGTTAGCCTAGTGGCAATCTCAAGCATTGTCTTTGTAAGTGATTTTGTAAATTCAGCTAACGATGTAGTTATATTAGCTATTTCATCAAAAACTTGGTTTATTGCCCTCATTTGATTTGTCTCCTCTAAGTGCTAGGTGTTGGTTGTTTTCTTTCGGTGTTACAACATTAAAGCCTAAGTTTTCTGCCATTCTGTATACTTGTATGTAAAACTTCTTAACATCGTCTTCCGTCGTTTTCTCAGACCTCTCTACTCTCATTTTAATAACTTTATCATCCTGTGATAGCATTCTGAGCGCCCCTTACAACTATTTGGTTAAAATATCCACATTTATTAGAGTTAGCTATGCATTCTTTCTCGGCAAAACTGCCATCAATTTTAACTGTTAGCTTATTATTAACTCTCGTAAACATTACTCCTAGGCATTTTCCACCATTATAATTGGCGCATTCTTTCCTTGCTAGTGTTTCTGCTTGTTTCATTGCATCCTTTTAATTATTAGTTCTTTCACTAACGTTACAGAACTAATAATTAAAGGTGTGCTAATGGTTTATATTCGGTGTCGGATATAAAATTCAGCAACTCTGTTTTCATTATAATAAAATTTTTACCGTTTGGCTTACTTGCTTTCAGCTTTCCTCTCTGTATATATTGCCTTATAGTGCCTTTTGACACTTTAAGCTCGTCAGCAACTTGAGAAACTGTTAAAAAATCTTGCAATTTTTACTCCCTTGTAAAGTTTTTGCCCCGCGTCTCACACCAGACAGTATAAAAGCAAGATAAATGTTCTGAGTATTAGGATTTGAACGAGTTTCTATTTTCAAATGGAAAAGGAAAAGAGACACTTATCAGTTTATAGGCGGGGCAAATTTGTTATATTGTTTGTGTGTGTTTGTATATTGTTGCCACAATTTAAAACACTTTGTGGAAGGAGTCAAATAAATTATTTTTTATTTCTTTTCCATTTGAGATAATCAGATGCTTCGTAAGGGTTGAAGATTGTAGTGATAAGTCTGTTATCATCATCATCGTATTGAGGGTCAATGATTGTAACTGGCGCATTAAAAATGTTTTTATCGTCTAGTCCTAATTTTTCTGCATAATTATCTATAACTTTAAAGCTAGCAACTTGCAAAGCGTGTGAAATTAAACCAGACGCCGGGTCTTTTAAAACCTGATACCCTGAAACGTGAGTATGACCACAAGTAAGAATGTGGTCTTTCCACCCCATTTGCGCGGCTTTTGCTACCCCATGTGCGGAGTTCCACATGCTATTCCCTTTAAATGTGTGCCTACAGTTAGCTCTTATTTCTTTTCCATTTGGAAACTTTAAATTTATTCTTGCTCCCCATTTTTCATATACGCCCTTATGGTCGCGCATTATAAAATCTAGGGGGTCTCCATCGCCTGACCAAACATCGTGGTTTCCTGCTATTAAATATAGCCAATTAACGCTATTTACAAAATGCTCTGTAAGTCGCCAAGACTCTTTTGCTGTTACGGATTGTTGTCCATGTAAAAATGCTAGCCTTCCAATCCAATTATTTTGAACATCTCCAAGATTTCCAGCAAACATGCCATCTGTTTTATTTATTAAATTACATAAAGAATATATTTCAGCAATATTAGTCCCATCGTCATCTATATGCGGGTCTCCAAAATGACATATTCCTATTGGCCCAGTGGTTTTAATATCAAGATTTATTAGTCTTCTAGACTCTCTGCCTTTTACTTTAAAAGAATATTTTTTCTTTCTATGCTCAATTAATTCATCAATTGGAATATAATCAGGGTCAATATTTTCTTTTGCAAATTCAGCTTTTTCTAGAATACTTGGATTAACAGAACGCTTTCCACATGCATTGCACATCCATTGACGTCTTTTAGAATTTGCTCTATATAAAAACCCAAATTTTCTAACCGACCTACTACCGCAATACCTACATCCTATTACATTGCCATCTTCGTCCTGAACAATGTTACTAGCCATATTTCATGACCAATTCTTTGAAATGGTCAACAGTGCCAGCTCCCTTCGATGTATTATACCATTGCTTCCAATAATCAGCTTGGTCGTCTAAAGTTTTAGGCATTTTTTTTGGAACTCTCCAATAATGAAGTCTACAAACAACTATTTGTGCAATAATATTTGTAGTTAAAACCTCTCTCCAAACATCTTCATCTGGACTTGTAAAATAACTCCAATCTAAATGGCACACGCTAGCAACTTTTTTTAAAAGTTCTTTTCTGTATTTTAAATAATCATTACATAAAGAAACTGCTACCCAAGGTTCACACTGGAAAAACCCTCTTGCTATATTTGAGCCACCTTTTTGCATTAGGTATTCATATTTAGACTCAACAAGACCAGTTCTATAGACAAGCATTATAGCATCATGGCTGCAATACTTAGAACCCATTTTTTCAAGAGCATCTTTAATAACGGTCATCATTTGTAAAGAATTAACCATTATTTGCTTTTAAAAACTCCCTCTAGCACATCGGTAACAACATCTACAACTTTTTCAAAAAATATTTGTTCTTTATCTTCAGAAACAAATGGAATATCAATGCGTTTATTAATTGCGCTAGCAATCTTTTCAGTCATTTCATCTGAGCCTAAATGCTTAACAGCTTCTTCTTGCATTTTTTCTGCTTGAGCTTCAGCTAGGTCTACTAACATTTTCTTTAAGTCCATTTTAAGACTCCTTTATTTTCTTAGTTTTTAAATATAAATAATATATTTGTACTGCGAACATTGCGCACATAAGTATACCCGACAACATATCTGTCCAATATACGACACCTAAACTTGTGCTTAACCCTGTTACTTTTAAGCTATCCATTAATGTTTTCCGTTTATTCTTGATAAAGAGCCTTCAATTCGTGAAACTTGATTATCAAGGTCGTTAATTTCTTTTGTCATAGCATCAAACTTTCTATCTAGTTTATCATCAGATTGATTCCATCTACCAATAAGTTTTATAATCATTCCTTCCATGTTTTCTAAAGTTTCTGATTGGCCCCTATTTTCTGTTTTTAAATTCTCTAATGTTTCTTGTTGTTGTGCTGATTTATTACTTAATGAAACCACTAAATAAACAAACATTGCTCCCACAACGCCTATCATTCCTGCTTCTCCGTATACCGCCATAAAATCCATTATTTTTTCTTCTTTTTACCAAGCGCTTTTTCGTACCATTTTAATTCTTCTTCCATTTCAGCAAATCTTTGTTGCTCTTCTATTATATGTTTTTCAACTAATTCTGTAATTGTATTATTAGCTTCTAGCATTCCTTTTTCTAGTTCTGTAATCCTTTGGATAACTGAATAATATGAGTACACAAGCCCAGCAATAACAACGGCTGATTGAAGCAACCATTTAATGTTAATTGATATAATAGCGTTATCATCTA